AAGTAATACCCATACATTTTTTCACGATAATCCACAAGTTGCCGATCTACTACCAATCGGAGATCTTTTTCCTGTGGGACACAATCCCCGCAGTTTTTTTCGATTGAAATACGCAAATCTGAGACTATGGCGAGATTTTCGTAATATGGTAGTAAATCGGCTCCTCGTGGAACATTTGGTGAAATTTGGATCACCAAATATCTTTTAGACCCTTTTACAATTCTGTTGGGTCTAAATCCAAATGAAAAATCATAAACAGGCGGAACAGGACTTGTGAACCACAAGTTGGGATAAATTCTAAATCTATTTTGAATTTCCGCCAAAGAACAATGGTCGCTTTCAAAGCTTACTGCCCACACATCAACATAATCTCCAATTGTGTAAAGTGGAGAATCTGCAGATATATCGACATAATAAGATCCAGCGGATTCAGAAATCACATCGGCACCATCTATTGTTACAACTAACCTTCGACCATCAGGATTGGCTTGTGATATTTCGTTAGGATCAAGTGTGTAAATGTCCACTTTTTGAATGTCTTGTAAATTGGCTCGATTGTTGCTATTGTAAGAGAATAGACGCAATCTAATCGTGTCGTTACAAGTTGGATTTTGCAATCTTTCTTTTAGTGGCATATTTACCTTCTTTTACTACTAGATTTTCTTCGCTCTGCTTCCATTGCTTGATTTTCTTTTTCTTTTTGCTCTATAAATCTCTGCACCATCCATTGCCTGATATTGATTGGCATGAACAATGTCTTCTGCATGTCTTGGTGCAGATGATATGAAAAGAAAAATATTTCTTCTAGGAGGTTTTTTCCAAGGGTTATGCTTGGGTGTTCTTTTCCTTCTTCCTCCGGGGGAAGAAAAAATTTGCTTCAAGAGGCAAATCGATTGAAAATTCTGCAGAACAACTTGGGCAATTAATTTCTACATTTGTATCTACACCAAATGGAGGCTCGTTGATGATGCCACGAATATAAGAAACATCATTGATTGGAAGGTTCTTCAATAAAATTTGAAGTTCCATCTTATCGGTGATTCCATCAATTTCTTCTAATAGTTGAGCAGTTCTATAAGTCAATGTATCATCAGTAGCATTATCGCCAAACATCTTCATTCTGCGTTCACGATATTCATTGATTTCTTGCTCATCACGACCAGTTGAAAGGCGATACTTGAATCGATATTTTGAATTTGGCAAAACATCTTCAAGAATTGGTCCAAAATCATGAGGACATTGATTTACAAACAAAGCACTTAAATCAACATTTGTGCTGAATTTGGCACCGCATTCGGGACACTTTACTTCGACATCGTAGCTATGAGAATAAGAGATGCCACGAAGATAAAGTAATAGATAGGTTCGATCTACAGTGAGTAAATTTTCTGCCTTAAAATCTTCTTTAATGCATTTTTGAAAGATCATGTTGATTGCTTGTCCTTTACGGACAAATCTAGGAGTCGCTAAAATTTGCTCTTCTTCGCCTGTCATTGGACGAATATGAATAATGCCATCTGCAGGTCCATTTGTACCATCATAGAATCTTCCTTTTGATGGTAATTGCAATTCTTCATATTGTGCAAGTGATCCCTTGAGGGATTCAAGAATTTCTTTAAGTCTTCCACTTTGATTGTTTTGCGGATATGACGATGGTGCTTTAGCCACACTAGGAGCATTTGTATTGCCATTATCCCTATCTCGCAAATTTGCAAAAGATTGATTGGGTTTTTGCAAGGTAGATTGTGGAGCATCTTGATTGCCTTGACTTCCTTGATTTTTTAAAACTTGCAAAAATTCTTGTGGTACATTCCCTTGAATGTTGATTGGGCTTCCTTCTTTGTTCAAATTACTATCTGCCATTATTGACTCCTATGTTGTTGCTAAAATTCACCTTTGCCTTTAAAATAGTGTGTATGAAAATAAATTTTCAAAATATCGAAGAAATAATTTTTTATAATTCAAAAGTATGGCAACATATACCAGAATTAAGTCAATGTTATAATAATTGGTTGCTATCAATAAGAGTTCCGGGGTTGAGAGATTTAGGAAAAAGGGCTATACTAGATTTCTTAAATAACATTAAAGAAGAGTCTGTTGAGAAATTAGCATCTTTTTTTGGAGAACCTATTTTTATTGACAAGATGAGTGACAAGTTGACTGAAAGCTTTTCATTTAATATTGATGAATTGGAAGAAAAAATTTGTAAGTTTGATAGCTTTAATGATTTTTGTTTGACAAGGCGTGGAAACACAGTTTTTATAACCACTTGGAGATGATAATGGAAAATTTTCTTTTGTTTGCTTTTGGATCTATTGGAATGGCTCATATTATTGTGGATGGATCAATTCTCGAATCATTTAGAGATTTTGTGAAGTCATTTACGAAAAAGATTAATTTGCCAAAACTTGGCGAAATTGTCGAATGCTACATGTGTTCTGGAACATGGGCTGGATTTTTTATGGGATATATTGTTTATGGATATTTTATAAACAATATAACTCTTAGCATCTTGACAACATTCGCCTGTGGTTGTGCTGGCGGATTTCTTTCAAATTTGGCTGCAATGATTTTGAATTATATCGAATCAGCAACCATAATTAATTTACCAGAACAAAAAAATGAAAATATATAAGTATCAAATCTATTGTCAGACATGTCACTATAAAAAAATATTTGGAGATGAAGATGTGAAAGATCTTTCTCTCCAAAAAAGTGTTGATATACAATCTGGAATACCAATATTGAATCCTTTTACAAAGAAAATAGAAACACCTAAGCAAAAAAAAGGAAAATCAAAAATCAAATGTCCAAAATGTGGTCACATTACATTTATAATGAGGTACAATGAGCCAAAACAAGACGATAACTCTTCTGGATATTAAGCAAGCACTTAAGGATTCAAGATTTAGAGATACTTTACCACCAGACATGATGGAAGAAGTACATAAATTTTTAAAAAACCCCGGATGTGCATGCAACATGCCATTGTATCGAAAAATTTTATCTGATTGTTCCGATCAAATAAAACAGTATTTTCCAAATCGTGAAATTAGTAATATTCAAGAAGAAGTAAAAAGACTCGCACAGAATAAATTTTCAGTTATAAATTGTTCTGTAGATGATCTTGAAGGTCATTTGAGAAAACTTGGAGTTGGAAGAAAACAAATTGCGATATCAAGATACGAAGACCAAGTTACTGTTATTGTGAATGATTTAGATGTTATTTATTAGACTTATACAATTTAGAGGAATTTATAACATTTTTACAATTTAACATCATTTCTTCTGGATGCTTTTTATATTTTTCAATATGGAATGGAAATTCATCATCCTTAAGTCTTCGTGAACCTAAAAGCATTGCATTTTCATAAAAATGAAATGCTTTTTCAAATTTATCTAAGGAATAATATATGTCTCCTAGCAAACACCAATATTCAGCCATCAGAGGCTTTTCTATAATAATTTCAAACAAGATTTGTGATGCTAATTTGTAATTCTTTTCAACATATGCATAAATCATTGCAAGATAATATTTTGTCATAAAATATGACATAGGTTTGTTCTTTTCTAAAAACAAATAATGATTGGCAGTTCTAATGAAATCATTCCATTTATTTTTTCCAAGATAAATACAACTCAAGTAATAGTGAGTTTGTGCCACTAGTGGCTTTTCTCTCATCCAATTTTTTATGATCTCCATGTTCTCTTCATAACGATCAATTGTTTGAGATTTCACGAATATATCACTATGTTTAGAAGAATGAGATATGTGTTCGAATACTGGATTTGAAAAAATACAATTATTTGATTTATTTATCAAACGAATTGGTTTTGTAATAACCTGTTCTTGTATGACACTTATTCTTCTGCAATCTTTACCTTCAATATATTCTTGTATTTTATCTAAACCTTTTAATATAATTTCATTGGCATTTAAAAACATCATCCATTCTGTTTCGCATTGATTTATAATTTTGTTTTTTATTTTTGCGTAATCGTTGTGAAATCCAAAGAATATAGTCTTGCATCCAATCTTTTCGATGATATCAGAAGATTTATCCGAACTGTTTATGTCAGCAATAAGTATTTCGGAATCTAATTTCTTACATGAATCAATACACTCGGCAAGTGTAGATTCATTATTTCTGCATGTTATTACGAATGTGAAATTTTTCATTAAATTTCGTTTCAATTAAATGTATAATGGCTTCGGCTTCGTTGTACCTTCCAATATGATTATAATACAGACATAATTCTTTGTAATACTTTGGCGAATGAGGATTTTCAATGATTCCTAACATTATATCAGATATTTTCAACAAATTCGCTCCTACTCGTAATGTCCTTACGCTAAAGAAACCATGGGAAGGAAGTATCGAAAAAAAACCTTGGCATCACAAAGTTACAGCGGTTATTCCAGTCATGGATACATTCGAACAACTTAACATATGTATTCAACTGTTGAAAGAACAATCATCAAAGCCATTTGTTGTAATTGTAGATACTGGTAGCAATGAAGAAGAATACAAAAAGATATGTGGCTTAAGGAATGATGATGTTGAGGTTCACAGTTTGAAATTTAATGGCGTTCTCCATCCAAGTGACTTTCCAGCTATTGCCATGGATTTAGCATTTTCATGCTGTCGAACTGAATATTTATTTGCCACTCATTCTGATGTTTTTTTAAGAAAAAAAACACTTTTAAATGAGATGATCGATTTGTGCAAAACAAATTCTCCAGTTGTTGGATATGAAATATCGCCTAGAGCGCACGAAGATTGGAAGGGAATGGTTTCTCATACCGCTACCATGTACCACATTCCAACAATGGATATAATCGGCTTTGGATGGAGTTTACGCAGACTTTGCAACATATTTAATATCAAAGATCCAATACCAGATCCAAGACGACCTTGTTGGCCAGATACGGAGTTGTTGGGTAATTATATTTTAAGATCACACAAAATTGAACCACACTTAATTGGCAAAGAAGAAAATTTCAAAAGAACATTAGATGATAATATTGATCACTTTAGAAGTTTTACATCAGGAAAATTGTATAGTCGTTCCTACTATAAGATATGCGACAAATGGTATGAAGATGCCAAAAAAGAAGCTCTTGAACGAATTGAAGAATGGAAGAAAGAAAATAACATGAACATTCATTTAAAATCTAAGGAACTTAATGGCTAATGAATATCTAAATAACAAAAATTTTGAAGTCATTATTTCTGAATTTATAAAAATTAAAAGAAATAAAGTAAAATTCGAAACACTTATAGAAGAAATAAAAGCTACAGAAGAAAGAACATCTAAAAGAGATAATTTTGTAAGACCAGAATCTTGGGATTCTTATGAAAGAGAATTCCAATTTTATTTTGCAGAATACAACAAATTAAAAGATAAATTGACCACTGCTTTTTATTTATTGTCGGAAAATATTGTTAGATATAGAAAATTTAACCTTATTGATCCAGATGATGCAGTTCAAGAAGGTGTTCTCATATGCTTTGAAAAAGTTGATAGATTTGATCCAAGTAAAGGAAAAGCATTCAACTATATGACAACTTGCATTATCAATCACTTCAGACAATTGTATAGAACAGCAAGAAATTACAATGAACTTAAAAAAAAATATCAAGATCACTTAAGCGTGAGCATGGAACAGAGCCAGAGACAGATTAAAGGAACATATAAAAATTATCAATCAAATGATAGGTAACTTTTATTTGATTGCTTGAAAAATATTTCCAGCATACTTATAATTTTAATAGTGGATATTGTACGCCACTTAATTTAGGTAACATATGAGCAATCTTATTGAGCAATTAGAAAAACAAGAACTTATACAAAAATTAATGGAAAAGGGATATGCACCACTTATAGATGCACTTCTTGAAAATGAAAAAGATGTGTACACTAAAAAGGGAAGACTCAACAAGAGTGGTGCGTGTCGAGTTTTGGGATGGAAACCAAAAGAACTCGAACAGGCACTTGAAGAGTGTAGAGAAATTTTAAAGAATGATCTTTATTTTAGTAGCTCAACAGATCCAGAAGAAGATTAAACTGGCTCATAATAAGCTCTGTCGTATCTTAAGCTAAGATCTACATAAATTATATTTGAATCGCTGTGATCTAATTCACCGAATTCTACTGTTTCTGGATACATGTTTTCAAATATCCACTTTTCTATTATTTCGCCACAGCCATCATATAGTTCTAATTTTCCTTGTTTTTTAAATCCATTGGTCGCAGTTTTAAGTTTGACACCAGAAGAATTTACTTCGTAATATTCATTGATCCATTCTATTACTGGATGTTTGTTTTTTTTTAAATCAAATAAAGTTAAATTTATAGGTTTCCAATCTGGTTTGCCGGGAAAATAAATGGTTTCATGAAAATGTTGTGCTTCCATGCTTTTAAATGTTAAGCTTGGACGACCAGATTTGGTTGGAGGCAAAGCATCAATTCCTTCTGCCGAAACACCATCAATTTTTAAAAGCCATCTATACTTGCGTTTGAAGCAAGCGGTTGTTTTGTCCAATCCGAAATCAAAACTCATTCTTTGTGCCATTATCGCCTCTTATGAAAATAAAGCTCCGTATCTTTATAAGATTCGGAGCTTTACAATTTTTGAAAGGATTATTATTATGAACAACCTATGCATTGTGGTTGAGGATTCGTTCCACAAAGATTGTTGTATATAGCTTGGTAATATCTAAGGGTCAACTCGATAGTTGCTTCTTCAGAAGAACTATAGTCGAGATCGCCAAAGTTTACGGCTGATGGCCAAACGCCTCGAAGTTCCCAAGATTCGAGTTCTGTTCCGCAACCATCATACATAAGCAAAGTACCTTTGCCAGCCCAACCACCATTATTACCATCACCTTGGACGGTGGTCTGCTGCATCATCTTTTCGCCTTGATCTTGAAAATTATAGATCGAAGCTAACCAGCTGTAAAGATCTGTCATGCCGTTGCCTGTTGAGCGAGCAACATCATAATAGGTTACAGTGATGGTTTCCCAACTTGCCTTGCCCGGAATCCACATTTTTCCGTGCAAGTAGTTGATTTCAGTTTCTTCGATTGTTAAATTAGGACGACTAGCCAACTTTACAAAGTTTTTGCCGACCTTTTTGCCGTTCCACTGAACTTCGAATGTCCATCTATATTTTCTTTTGAATACCAAGTTGGTGTTTGTAGCCAACTCATTTAAGTGCATTAACTGTGCCATTTTTTAATTCCCCTTTCAAAAATTAGAATGCATCTGTGCTTTCGGTGAAGTCACTGCCGGTTCGATGAATACTGAACTCAAGGAACATGAATTCAACTGCTCTTGTTGGCTGTACACCAATTCTTGCTCTAAACTCATTCCTATCGATCACATCGGAAGTATTGAGTTCGGCATCAGCCTTAATTTTAAAGGCTGTAATACCTCGGTCAGTCTGAACCTCTTGAAGAACTAAAGTTGCAATTCTTATGAACTCTGCTCTAAATTGTTCATCATGTGGTTCAAACAATAGAATTCGTGACTTAGCCTTGATTTGCTTTTCAATATAAAACATTAAGCGTCTTACATTTACACGATCAAGAGCAGTGGGTCTTCTCTGCATAGTTTTCTGACCCCAAACCACGAAACCTTCAGTATCTACAAACTGTACGATAGGATTAATGCAGTTCCTATAGCCATACATCAAGTCTCTTTCTTCTTGCGAAGGGCGAGAATAAACATCATTAATACCGGGAACAACACCACGGGTGATACCTGCAGGAGCAAACCAAGGACGAGCCAAGCGATCACTCTGTGCATAAACTGCCATTATAGATCCGCTAGGTGGCGCCCAAATGTCTACTCTGTTGAAGTTGTCACGAATACGAACCCATGGCCAGTAAAGCGCACCAAAGTCACTATCGAATCTAGTGGTGTTTAAAGGATGAGTTCCATTTTGCCATGCAATGATTTCATTTACGGTCAAGCCGAATGGAGCATCAATAATTGCCATGCAGTCTTGGCGGAAATTTTGACACATGTAAAGCAATTCTGTCACTACAGTCGTGCTGCTATGTCCGGGAACCGCAATTAAATCGATGTCATATTGTTCAGATTCAGATACAGCATAAATACCACTGTATCCAACAGAACTACCGATCAATAAAGAATCTTGTAAATCTGGATCTGAAGGAATACCATCAGAACCACCAGACAATGTATATGTTCCGTCTGCGGGTCCAGCAAGAACATCTGTGTTGTCTACTGATCGAATATAATCAGATACTAAAGATAAGTAGCTTCCAATATAGAATGTACTTGCAGAATCTTTTGTGAGTTGACCCCAAGATTCTACTTGATTTCCATTGTTGTAAACTTCTAGAATCCAATTGCTGTCACGAGTGTTGTTTTTAACAACAACTTGAGTGAAGTTTCCTTCAATACCAACTGAGTCTGCAGTAACCAAGAAAGAAATAGATCCATCGTTATTGGTATCGCCAGCCACTCTACCAAATGTCCAAAGGGATGCCTCACTCATATCGCCGGGAGGAGTGTCACCACTTGCGGTTGTTGTCGGCAATCCGAATATAAGTTCGCCAGTGCTATCTGGTTTAATACGCAATCTAGCATCACGACCACTATGAAGCGTTTCAAACTTCAAAGATGTTCCTCCAAATACAGAAGCTATCCAACCACCGGGAAGACTTCCACTTTCTACTTGGCTATTGATTTCAGTAACGATATCATCAATATCTACATCGCCCATGCCGTCAAAGGCTGAAAGATCAATAACTTGAACTACATTGTCGATAAGAACATTATCTGTTCCATCAACAACGATATTGAGAGTAATGCCAGTTAATCCATCAAAGTTATAATACCCTGATGTTGTATAAGTAACATCGGGATAATGAGACGCAGTGCCTTGGATTTCAGCAACTAACATATCTGTTCCAAGACCAGTAGATCCTTCGGAACCACAAATGGAGTTCTGTACAGCAACAAATTCAAGTTCTGCAGAAGGACCATAAGCCCAAAGAGTTCTTATTCCTATATTATCATCTGCTCCACCAAAAAATTGAATGCCATCATTCTGAAAATCAATTTGATCGTTCAGTAATTCTACAAGTTCATCTGTATCGTAACCTGTGCCATTTTCTTCAACTATCAAAGTTCTTTCGCTGAGTACACCATTAAGTCTCCAACGGAAAAAGCTAGTTTGATCGAAAACATATGGTGAAGGAGTATCAGAAACAATTTCGATAATTGTACCAGCAGAAGGAACTTCTACTTCTGCCATAGTCGCAGATTCATCGCTAACTGGATCGGTATCTGCAACACGAACAACATACAATTCATTTGCAATAAGCAAATAACTTTCTGCAGCGTAGATAAGATATGGATCTCCATTTTCTGGATGAGGATTACCAAAGGTTCTACGAAGCTGTCTTTGGCTTGCAATTATAGTAGGAATATTAATTGGACCTTTGCTTGCGAATCCAATTAAAGCCGCCCTGTGCAAAGATTGCTCTGGTGCGACAAAACTCAAGTCCTTTTCGGCAATGCGAACACTTGGACTGATTGTGTTTGATGGTGGAAAACCTCTAAGTATCGCCATAGTCTATTCTCCCTTTTTTAACAAAATATTGTTCGGTACATGCTTGACAGAGATAAATCCGTCAGTTACTGCTCTGTCTATATATTCAGTTGCTCGTTCATCTTCTAAATAAAAAATATTTTTTCCACAACCTATTCCCGGAATATTCAAAGTTGTGAAAGCACGAGGAGCCTTCCTTGACCTTATGATTAATTGAACTGGAAATCTATGCTTGTTCTTAATTTCTAACATTTAAGTTCCTTTACACTTTCTTCCAATCTCGCCATAACCTGCTGAATTTCGTTTTCTTCTAAGCCATCAACAAAATCAATTTTTGTTTTTAGTACGGCTTTTTGTCTGGTGATCGGTTGAGGTATATATGTTTCAGTTGTCATATTAAACTGATATTTTATAACTCTGATTGCTTGATCTCCGGGTTCATAATCCAAATTATTAGCAATCGAATCAAGCTTTACTATTATCTCATACGGAACGCCAGTTACGCTTATATATGCTGTTTGACTAAATTTTAACAAAATTTGTTCTAAAATTTGATTCATATCTTCGACATATAATGTCCAAGCATAAAGAGTATATGTAATATCTACTGGTATTCCACGAGCAAATCCAAGCACTGTGTCTCTATTGTATTTTTCATCAATTGTAAATCCCGGCTTATTATCTTCTCTTAGATATCTTCTATAATCTAAAGCCTTGTGATATGTATATCTGCTTGTATTGAACTGAATGTCCGAATCATGAATTGCTAACATCGGTAATTTAATTCTATCAACAACTAATGTTTCATCTTTTCTTACATTGTCTAAAAGAATTGCTGCAACTGCTTTTTCTTGTGTACCCCAAATAATTGGAATTGGATGAGCTTTTGCATTTTCATCAATAACAACAATATCTGTAAAAAGGTCTCTCATCGCATCATCGCAACCACGCTTCGCTTTTGAATAACGATAAATGGTGTCACGACTAGTTTTACTAGGATCATTTAAAATAGATCCAGTCTGCATAGGATCACAATTTGCAGCAGCACCCAAACCAACTTTTTTATTTGTCGTATCTTTAAGCCAATTCAATGATTCGTCATTGACTTGGCGAAAATTGGAATTATTTTCTCCGGGTTTGCAATTTGATGGAAATGAATCAAGATTTTCATTATAATTCAAAGGGCTTTTATCATTGCATTCATTGAGACCTTTTGATGGATGATTAATATCGTTCATTTTTTTTCCTTTATACCTAGTTATGGAGTGTGACACCAAAAATGTCTGAAACTATTAGAGTTAAGTGTCGAACATGGCATTTGGGAAAACCACCAAAATCTATAAAACTTCAAATTCCCGGCTGGAGTGGTTGTGATCACACACACACAAATGGAAGTAAGGCACAACCATGGCACTGCCAGCCATTTATCGATGGTTCAACTTATGGGATGGAATTAACATTTCCGTTTGAAACGGAATTTCACGCTACAATGCGTGATGGCAAGATGCATTTTGAAGGTGATTTCGCAGCAGAAAATGAAATTACAAAATCACAAGGAGTTCATCTCCCTCCATTTGCTTGTTTTGCTGATGGTCATTTTGGAATGACATCATGCTTAGACATACAAGTTCCAGATGGATATGTACTAAGAATGGAGTCTCATCCAAGATTTTATACCGACACAACAAATACTGTTCCATGTGTAGTTCCGGGGCATTTGCAAACTAGTTGGTGGTCAAAAATATTTTTTGTTGTTTTCAAAAATCCAGTTGAAGGACAAAAATATATATTTAGAAAAGACGAGCCATATGCACAAATTTTAATTTTGCCAAAAAAAGTCTCTTATGAAGTAGAGCCTATGACAGAACAAGAAATTTTTAAAAGAGGATCGCAAGACGGAATAATTGCAGATAACGCAAGAAGTATTGCTGGCTTAACATGGACATCTGAAGGCGGTCACCAGTTTGACGATAAATATAAAAAACTTGCATCTGTTGCTGCGAAACATGGATGTCCTCATGTTCAAAAACATTTAGAAGAAATAAAAGCAAAACCAAGGGGTCGTATAGCTAGAAAATTAGTAAAAGGAAAAAATGAAAATCCCACCATTCAAACTGAAAAAAAAGACCAAGAGTTATAAACCCTTGATCTTTCAAAGCGAAAGACTGATACAGCCAAAAATACCTTTGTCGCTTATAACAAATGTACATAAGCCTAATCTATATGAAAAACAAAACTTCACTACATTTGTGGAGCAGCCATCTGGTTAGGTTGTGCTGGCATTCCTGATTGATCGCCCATTCCTGTTGGCGGTGCTTGACCCTGACTTTGGTCTTGACCCTGACTTTGGTCTTGGTCTTGGGAATCTTTTTTAGGTTCATCTCCGCCAGATAAATTATTTGTTTTTAAAAATGCATCAATAATTTTTCTATTTTCTGGTTTCAAATCTGGCAAAGCTTGTTTCATAATATCAATTAATTTTGAAAAATTATCGTCATGAGCAGTTGGAGATAGACCACTTTCTTCGCCTTGACCAGAACTTGAATCTTGCTGTTCTGGAGGAGCGTCTGGTGCTGTCATATTTCCTTGATCTTGAGGATTACCACCTTGTGGCGATCCTTGTGGTGCATCTTGTTCTAATAACATTTTTTCAATACGAATTTTTTCTAAGAATTCAAAAAATATACCCATGAAATCTCCTATACAATTTTAATTTTAAGGTCTGGTTGTTTCTGTGTAACTTCGCCTTCGCCAGTCGTAACAGATTCTTGGAATCTCTGACAAATGAGTTCCATTCTTAATGCTCCCCACAATTTAAACTCACCTAAGTTTCGTTGGATAATTACCCAATTTTCTCTTAAGTGAGGACTAAAAATTCTTGATCCAATCTTTGGAGGATGTCCTATAGATTGAAGAACAGCCTTGTAATTTACTTCAAATACCATTTCGTCTGGTGAATCTATACCAAATTGACTTAATGCATTTTGAGATGGTATTGGTTCGTAACTACACCACAATTGAATTGGATTGTTTGAAAATATTTTACCACGATCTTCCAAATAAAGTGGATCTACAGTTTGTTGTTGAATGAAAACTTCATAGTAATACAAAGGAGATCCACCACGCCTGATAGATTCTTGATCCCATTGATTGAAAAGATCATGTTCTGGTGCATCGGGATTGTACTGTTGCACACTTCCTAAAGGCTTATAACAAGTTCCATCTGTATTTTTTAATGCCATTTTTATTTATCTTTATAAAATATGAGAAATCATAGGAAGAAAATTCTTGCTATATGCGTAATCTTTAAGTTCTTGTTTATATTTTTCTGCTGTAAATCTTGCCCAATTAGTTTTTACTTTTTTAGCATTCACAGGCAATGAAGTTTCTTTTTCTGAAAACAAATTCTTCAAAATAGTCACTTTAACTTTAGATTTAACATTTCCAATAAGTTTATCAGTAATTTCAATAAATAATTTGCGATAGAATTCTTCTATTTCAAGATCATACTTATTTTCATTATTTCTTGAAATAAAAGTATGATTTTTTGTAATTAGGCTTCCTAATGTTTTTGTTGTTCCTAAATATTCTTTAAATAATGTTAGACCAGATTCTATATCCATTATTGGTTTTTCTTGATCTATTATTGGTTTTTTTTGAGGACTTTTAATG